CTAAGAAACCTGCTGCTCCACTTACTGTAGCTGTAGATAATAAATTAACAGCACCTCCAACTGATACTGCTCCTCCAATCGACATAGCTCCTGCTATAGTCGCATGACCTCCAATATTTAAGTCACCAGAAACTGATACATTACCTGCTACATCTAATGTACTACCAAGAGATACAGCACCTGTTATAGTTGTTGTACCACCTATTGCAACATTACCACTTACAGATACATCATCTTCAAACTCTGCTTTACCTGTAATATTAGATGTACCACCTATAGATACATTTCCTGCTATTGTTGCTGTACCACCTACAGCTAAATTACCAACTAATACTGTATTACCTGATACACAAACATCATTATCAAAATCTACTTTATCACCAAATGTTTTATTAGTAAATGTTTGTGTCGCTGCTATACCTGCTAATGTATCTGCAACTGCAGGCATTACTAAATCTATATTACCAGAAAATGCTGAATGTGCAGGTGCTTTTAGTGCAGCATAATGTGCGTTACTTGATTCACAATACATTCTAAGTTCTGATTGTGAACCTGTATTCTTTAAATCTATAATACCACCACCAACACTTACTGTGCCACCTATAATAGCATTACCAGAAACTGAGACATCATCTTTAAAATGTGAATAACCTGTAACACTTAATGTAGAACCAAGTTGTACTGCTCCTGCTATTGTAGTATGTCCACCTATATTCATATCACCAGATACAGAAACATCTCCATCAAATGTTCCATTACCTACAACTGTAACTGTTCCACCTATATGTGCATTACCACCTATTGTTGCATTATTAACAGATATATTACCTGTAATAACTGCAGGTACATTTGTTAAGTTTGCACCATCACCAAAGAAAGCTGAAGCACATACTTTAGAACTTACATGTACATCTCCTTTAACTGTAACATTACCACCTAAGGATACATTACCTGCTACATCTAATGTACCACCAATACTTGTATTACCTGATACTCTAGCTGTAGTTAAAAATCCTGCAGCTCCTGATACTGTTGCTGTTCCTTTTATAACAACTGAAGATTCTAATGATGTAGCTCCTGATACTCTAACTGTACCTAAAAATCCTGCATTACCTTCTATAGTTGCAGTATTACCTGCTTTTAATGTGCTACCTAAACTTACAGCACCTTTTATAACTGCTGCACCATCTATAGTTGCAGTAGAAGATACTCGTAATGTGCCACCTACTACAGCATTTGAAACTGATATATTACCTGTAATAGGTATACCTGTAATATTCGTACCATCACCATAAAATGCAGAAGCACATACTTTAGCATTTGCAGCTTGAACTACAGCACCTCCTATAGTTACAGTACCACCAATACTTGTATTAGCACTAACTCTTATATCACCTAAAAATCCTGTTGTACCTGCTACTGTTACAGTAGATAATAAATTAGTTGCTCCTCCAACAGATAAAGCACCACCTATAGAAGCAGCACCTGCAATAGTAGCTGTGCCTCCTATAAAAGCATCTCCACTTATACATACATCATTATCAAAGTCTACCTTATCTCCAAAAGTTTTATTAGTTAAAGTATCAGTAGTAGATGTTCCTACAAGTGTTGCACTGCTTGTTGGTAATGTTATTGTTAAATTACCACTATAAGAAGAATGTGGAGGTGATTGTAATGCTGCATAATGAGCATTAGACGATTCACAATATAATTTTATATTAGATACAGACCCTGTATTCTTAATTGCTATTTCACCACCAGATACCATTACAGCACCTGTTATTGTGGCAGTTCCTGCTACATTTAATGTACCACCTGCTACTACATTAGATACAGATATATTACCTTCTATTGTTGCAGTTACACCAGATAAGTTTGAACCATCTCCATAATATGCAGATGCACATACATTACCTAAAATTTGTACATTACCAGATATTGACACATCATCTGATACACCAAATTTACCTTCAACTTGTACTATACTTGTAGATATTTGTAATGCTGAGTTAGTTCCATCACCTGATTGTACTTGTAATAAACCAGCACTAACTCCTTCATTACCAGATACTGCTACTTTAAGTAGTTGTTTATAACTATTTGATACTAATTTACCTGTTAAATCACTCATATTGTTTGCCACCATCTATCTTGAGTTGTATCATCCCATGTAAAACTTGCCTGTTCCCAAGTTAAAGCTCTTCCTGTATCATCTATTCTAGCATTTCTAATTGAGGGGTCTTCTCTTAAACTAGCAGGTTTATTTTGAGGATGATTTTTTAAATCATATGCACCATCAAAACATTGAGGGCATCTTAATGTATTATAACTACTTAACTTCATAATTCTCATGGGATAAACAAATCCACATGAATCACACATTGCTTTTGCTCTTCTATCAGTAGCCATTATACAGCTTTTAGTTTAGGTTTAAAATAAATACTTGCTCTCTCTCTATCTTCTTCCATTGCTCTTCCTAATAATTCTTCATAGTTTGTTTTTAATATTGCAATTTTAGTTTCAGGTACACCATTTCTTTTTAATGACATATAATAAGATAAACCAGCAGTTAAACAAGGAAGAAATCTAACAGGAGCATCTGCATTTTGTTCAAAAGATTTATTAATATCTTGTACTTGTCTTATTGCTTCTATGTTTAAAATACCTGTAGAAACATTAGGTACTGGATATAAAAACATAGATGGATTCGCTAAGTTTCTTTTAACTGCATATTGTGTAGGTCTACCAGATTGTGACTTTTCAGGAAGTACATTATACTCTTCAAATGTTTTTCTTGTTAATTGTGTTTCTGTTCCTGTTGAGTTTATTTTATAAGTTACAATTAATGCATCTAAAGCTGAACTTTCTAAATCAATAGAAGTTGTACTTGCTGCTACAGTTACTGCAGTTGTAAAGGTACTCCATAACAGTATACCACGATTCTGCCAATCATTCAACATTAAATTTATAGAACGTCTAGCAGACTTAGGCTCATGTCCTAATGTCTGTTCACCACCTATCATTTCAGTAGCTTCTTGTATAATCTCATCTATATCAAGATTAAAGTTATATGTTCCTGAAGTTGCCATTATGCTCTATTCCTTTTTAATTGTTCTTTAGCTGTTTTAGCTAATTGTGCTTGTTTAGTTTTACCTTGTACTTTAGCTCTTTGTTCTAATACAGTAAGTATTTGTATTTTTCTAGCATAAGGTTTATTAATTCTTTTAACTTTCTTTATAGTTTTCTTAGCATCTTCTACAGTTGCATACTTTATAGACACTGTATCTTTAGGATTCTCATCTGTATAAAGTCTACGACCAGAACCTTTAGGCTTTTTTCCTGTTCCTATTCTTGGGTCTTTTCTTTTTGTCATTCTTTTTCACATAGTTTGCAACTATCTTAGCTTGATTTGCATGAAGCCTAGAAGCTTTTTTTAATTGTTTAGTTACTTTTTTTAATGTTCTTACCATTTTATATTCTTGTTGTTGTTTTATACATATAAATAATGTTTGATTATTCATAACACACCTCCTAATTAAAGTTAGTGCGTTTCTTCAGTTACCTTACTTCCAACTCTTACGAGCTAAACGATTATGTTTTTTTATTTTTCTTCTTAAATGTTTTTACAAAAGTAGGTCTACCACCTACTCCTTGTGCTTTAGCTCTCTTTCTTTTTACTGCTGAAGTCTTTTGAGACTTTGACATACGTTGTGCTTTTGCTAATGGTACACATTTAGGATATTTACGTTTACTACCTTTAGCTTTCTTTCTACCACAAGGTTGGTACTTACCATTCTTTTTTGGTGCACCTATGTCTACCCATTTCTCACCTACCCATTTACGTAAGCTCATCTTTTCTGTATCCATTTATATATTGCATAAGTACCTAAACCAAGTATAATATAAAGTATACCATCAAACCAAGATATATTATGCACTGTATTAATTAATTCAGATGTAATAGTCACTTCTTTTTCCTACGAGTAGTTTTACGTTTCTTCTTAGTAGTTTTCTTTTTCTTTTTACCTCCTGGTTTTACTTTACCAGAACATACTGCTGATGCATACATATTAGCATAAGCAGATGGATAAACATCAAACTTTCGTTTAGCTGCTGCTTTACCTTTGGGACAAAGTTTAGCCATAATTATTTTTTCTTTTTAGCTTTAGTACCAAATCTTTTTTTTGTTACTTTTAATTTACTAGGACTACCAGGTGCTCTACTACCCATAGACATATATTTAGTCTTCATTGCTCCACCTTTAGACATATATTTACTTTTCATTCCTGCCATTGTTATTCTCCTTATATAAGTTGTTAAATGTTATTTCTGGGTCTGTGTAACTATCGTGTATTTCTGCTGCATGAGTATGTTGGCTTGGTCTAAAATCTGGTGCACCTTCACCTGTTACCCATAAAGCAGGACTTGTTGCTCGAACTCTATTATTAGGTAATGCTACTATATTACCTGTCCATTTACCTGCATCAGTTAATTGTATTACATGGTTTTGTTTATGTTGTGCTGGACAATCACTTATATCACTGTCTGTAAAGTCAACTGTAAACATATACTTACCTTTATAAAATTCATTATCTATCTTACATATCCAAGGACTTGCTGTTAATAAATCAAGTTTTACTATACTATGTGTTCTTGATGAGCAATCCCAAGGTTGTGCTAAATGTGTATCCATTCTATCTGGAGCTTCATCTAATATTTCATCTGCTACTAATGCTGTGATTGGCATTCTTGCCCACATTGCACCACCATGTATATTATCTTCTTCATCTATACCAGTAAACATAACTTGAAAAGATAAACATCTATCTGGTATTGTATTAACTGCAAATGCTATTCCATGTAAAAACTCACCATGATATTTTAAATGATTGTGTGTAAACTCTTTACGTACCCAACATTTAAAATGTGGTATGTTACTAATTAAATATGACAGTTAGCACCTCCATCTACGTCTTGCTTGTCTTAATCTTGAGTTAGGATTCTTAGCTGCTTTAGGAAACTTTTTCATTTGTCCTGCAGACCTAGCACAATAACTCTTTCTTCTTGAAGCTCTTTTACCTGTAGGTTTCTTTTCAGTTACTGCTGTCTTTAATTTACTACCAGGATTATTTCTTTTATACTTAGCTACACCTTTAGCAGTCATTCCTGCACCACTTTTAGTAGGACGTTTATCGCCACTACCAATAGACATGCCCTTCATTCCTGTACCTGTTCTTTTTCTTTTCTTAGGCATTTACTGCTCCAAATCCTCTTAATGCTTGTCCTACACCTTTAGGTTTTTTATTTGATTTTGTTTTACCTAGTTTTCTATTTTTTAATATTTTAGGTATTTTTCTTTTTTTCTTTTTCTTTTTAACTAAAGAAACTAATCCTCCTCTTTTAAAAAATTCTGGTTCATCTAATATAGGAGCATCAAATTCTAATAAATCAGATGCTTCTTTTGACACCATTTCATCTGATAAAAGTTTTGTTCTTCCTGCATCATCTAATGCTTGAGCTCCTTCTTCAACTACTTCATCTGCTAGTCCCATTTGTATTCTCATTGATTCTTTAGATGGACCAAAAGATTCTAACCAATCTTGATATGCTTCTTTTTTAGCTGCATCTATAGATAAACCATCAGCTCTATAACTTTCATAGTATGCATCCATTATATCTTTATTTTCATAAAACTTTTTTAAATCTCCTCCTGTTAAATTATCAGGAGTACCCTTAACAGGGTCTACTTTTGTATTTCTTGTAACTTCTTCAGCTAATGCAGCTCCTGACCTTGCTCGTGGACTAGTACCTCCACCTGGAGCTACGCCTAATCTTTCAGCTTGTAAAATTTGATTAATTTCAAATTCTTCATCACGTAATACTTTTTCAGTTTTAGGGTCAAGTTTAAACTTATCAGGATATTTTGTTTGATATTCTCGTAGTTGTGCTCTTCTTTCTCTAAGTTTATTTAAAGTTTCTTTATCAAACTGTTGAATTGTTCTTCTAGGTCTATCTATTTCATATCTAGGATTAAGTTCTACACTAGGACCCATAGGTTTACTTATAGGTTTTTTTCCTTGTCTTAAAGCATTTATTAAACCTATAGCATATTCTGGTTTTGCTCCAGGCATTTGAGGGTCTATTGCTGCGTCTAAAGCACGCCCTTGTCTTGTTCTATATGCAGCACTACCTTCAGGAGTACTTCTATCTATTATAATATTTCCTGGTTCTTGTATAGTTCTTTTATCTCTAATAACTATATCATCTATTGGAAAAGAACCTTTACCATATAACTTTTCAATATTTTTTTTAGTAAACCATCTATCTGTTTTATTTTTTCCTGCTTCAATAAAACCACCTTGTTTAGCTATTTTATCTATTACATTAAATCTATTTGTAACTGAAGTTTTACCTTCACCATATATATTTGCAAGAGTGCCTTTATATCCTTTTAATCTACTAGCATCTCCTCCTTCTTCTATATATTTTTTAGCATCTCTAAAAAATCTTTTTTTAACATTATTAAATAAATCTTTATTTTTAGGATTAGCAGCTTTTTTAGCTATATCAGCATTATTTTTTAATGTATCTCTATAAGCATACATAGCCATTTTTTTAGCTATATTATTAAGTTCTTTTTCAATAACACCATAACGAGGGTCTTCTATTCTACCTCCTTTTCGTGCAGCTTCACTTATTTGTTTTTGAATTTTTTCATCAAGTAATGCTTCTTGTCTAGCTCTCTTTCTAACTCTTTCTAACTGAGATAATGTTTTTACATTAACAGTTTCTTTTCTATCCATTCCTAAATTTATTTTTTTTTCTTCTTCTTTAGTTAAATTTTTATAAAAATCATCAGCTTCTTTTTTTTGTTTTGCTAGTCTTGATTTTGTTTTTTTATCTATATCTGTAAGAGAAAGTCCTCCTTTTATTTCTCTTTGAGCTTCTTGAAATAATTTAAAACCACCTGTTTGAGCTTCTTGTAAACTATCTTTAACAGTTCCAGTTTTATAAGAACCTAATAAATTACGTGCACCAGCAGCTCCTTTTCCTTTTTCTGTTGTTACATTAATAAGGTCTTCTAAATCTTTATTTTTTATGTCTTTGTTTTTTAATTTTTTTAAACTATTTAAATTAGCACTTCCTTCTGTAGTTACATTTTTAGGATTATCTAAAAAATCAACTAATATTTTTTTAGCAGTCTTATCTACTCCTTTTAAAATACCTTTAATTAATTTTGCTGCATTTGCCATTAGCTTTTCCTTTTGTTCTTTTTAGTTTTTTTCTTTTTCTTTTTTGTAACTTTATTTTTTAATCTATCAGTTAATTGCATTTTAATACTTGACCTACCTATTGTCATTAGTTACTTCCTTTAACTAAAACATTAGGACCACCACTAGGATTAGCTGCAGTTTCCATATTATCTTGTCTTGCTCTTCTTGCTTGATTACGTAAACCTTCTACTGCATTTACATAGTCACCTTGATATAGTTGTAAATCTTCTGAACTTTTATTAAATCTTGCTGCTTCCATCATACATGCATAAAATAATGCATCATAACAAAACTCACTAAAGTAATTAGATGTAGTTACACTTACACCTGTTGCACTAGCTAGACCTATTGGTCTACGCACATAAGATATTTCTCCTGTTAAAGTAGAAGCAGGAGTTGGTACTACATAAATAGCTGTTTGTGTTTTTCTTGAATAATACCTAGGAGTACCTGTAGATGCACTTGCAAAAGGAAAGTAATCTATAGCATACTCATAAGGTCGTTGTAGAAGAGTTGTTATATTAGAAGATACACTTGTCTTATAATTTACACTTCTTATAACTCTTGTGTCAGCTGGTAAACTAACTACAGGATTAGAAGCTGTAAAAGAAAAAGAACTAAACTCAGTTAGTCCTACATCATCTAAATCTTTTGTTAAACGTATTTCAGCTTTCTCAATTAAAAAAGGAATTTGATTCTCAAACTCAGCTGAATCATTTTCTGTTGTATTTATTATATCTGTTTTAAGATATGCATAGTTAGGCATGCTCTTATCCTACAAACAGTGTTACGCCACCATTAGCTCCAGGTGCAGATACACTAACTGTAGCACTAAAACTTACACCTTGGTCACCTATATAAATATCTGCTTGACCACTAGCAGGAACTTGAAATTTTATTTTATCTCCTGTACTGTCTGAAATAGCAAATGTCCCATTAACAGTTGAATAGGCATGAATAGCTACTACTCTTGTAATATTAGTTGTTGTTACAATAACACCAGTACCAGCTAGAAATTTACTTGTAATATTATTAGCCATATTAAATCCTTAAAGTTAGGGAGGATAACTAAATACCCTCCCTAAGTTATTAATGCTTACGCACCTGCGTTACCAAACCAACCTCTCCAGTCAGATACTCCAAAAGAATATCTTTCTCTGGCTTTAAATCTAAGGTTACCTGTATCGAAGTCAGGTTCCATCTTAGTTTGTAGAGGAGTTCTATTAAACATCTTAGTACCATTAGGTATGTCAGTCTTAATGAACCATGCGTTAATATCTGAAAACCTTCTGTTTACAAATATACCACCTGGCATCATTCCCATACTTTTAATAGCATTGATGTCATTAACATTAGTAGCACCATTTGCTGCTGTTGTTGGATTAACTCCAATAGCAGTTGAATAGTCACTTCCTAATATTTGATTAGCAGTAAATATCAAATCTGTAGGAACATGAAGTGATACTGATTGAGCACCAATTAAGATACCTCTATCATCTTCTTGTTTCTGGATTTGTATTACTGCAGTCTCAATAGCTGCTTCTGATAAAGCTGCTCCAGTTGCAGTGTTAGTTTGAACACCTGCAGATATTGTTGGGTGAGACGCACTAAAAAATGGTTGCCCATCTCCTATTGCATCAGCACCTGCTGTACTAAAACCATTGTTGTAGATTTTAGCAGCTTTAACCTGCTTAGTATTTGCCATTGCTCTAGCTAAACCTTTTGCTCTTAACTTTGCAAAAGTATCATAAAGGTTATCTTCCATTGCTTCTTCAGTAACTGCAAAAGCTAAAGCAATAGTCTCATTATCGTAACGAGCTGTATAACTTTCTTGTGCGTTATCGTAAGAAATGGATTCACCTTCACCTTTAGTAGGTGCAGTGCCAAACCCTGTAAATAGAACTTCTTCTTCAAAAGCCCTATCTGAGTTCTCTATTTCAAAAAGAGGTGCATGTTCGTCAGCTACCTCACCATACTCCGTCCCAAATACTTGGTTCAATCCAGGAAGGAGTTCTTTAGCAATACTTGCTCTATTTATAGCCATATCTTATTCTCCTTATGCTGTTGACGCAGTAGCAGTGACGTATCTGTCTCTGTGCGTGTTTAAAAATACTTCAACGATTGGAAAAGCATCTGTATCATCAGTCTCTTCTCCGTCTCGTTTCTTACCTATTACTCTTGCAGCAAGTTCTGTTTCAGCTCCTGAAGAAGCCATTAAGTAGTAACTTGATTGTCCAGTTACTGTACTACCAGAACTAGCAGTTGAACTAACTGTAACATTATAGTTTTTAGTTATCATTAATTCATTTGCTGAAAGTGACAATGAACATTGAATGTAATAAGTTTGGTCAGGGTCAGTTATTATAAAAAATTTAACATCTGAATAACCAGCTGCTGAAGTTCCTGTTCCCCAATAACGACTAAACTTTTGTTCGCCATTTAGGACATAAGAACAACCAGCAAATATTCCTGAAGGTTTTAATGTCGCTGCGATAAAAGGGGAAATGGTTGCAAAGTTTGCACCAGGAAGTACAACAGGGTCTCCAGAAAATATGTTATTATTACATGCTCCACCTGAGGTAGGTGAAAAAATTTCTGTGAAAGAACCAGTGTTGTAAGCTCCACCCTTTTTTCTCGCAGGAACAAAACCTTGAAATGCTTTAGCATGTGCCATGATTTTCTCCTATGAAAATGTAGAGAACTTACTCTTGAAATTTAGGAGTTCGTCCTCTGATTGTTTGAGTTTTACTTGTATTACTGATTGGCATTCTAGAAGGATTATTTCCCATAAGTTGAGAATTAACAGCATCCATTAATTTGTCAGCTTTATTCTTATAGTGTGCCTTTCTTGCGTCAATACGTCCAGTAGGTATTTTACCTAACGCTAAGTCTCCACGACAGACAGCTCCTTTATATCGACCTTCACCTCTCACGATAGATGTTGCTCCCATCTCAGGTACTTCATCACTAGCAACAAACTGCCATCCCTCTTGCATTTTTCGCCCTATATGTGCATAATCTTCTTGACCTTTAAGAGTTATTCTTAACCATCCTAAAGATATGCCTTCGCTGGCGTAGCGTTCTTCTATTGCTTTTGGTATTTCAAGTTGATTCGGCTCTTCAAATGTATATTCAGTTTCTTGTTTAATGTTGTTCTCTCTGAGTTGTGAACTACGTGTATTTGTTCGTGTTGTCATTATTTACCTCCACGTTGCGTGTTAATTGTTGTATACTCACCATCAGCTTGTTCAGCTTTCATTTTCTCTTGAGCATACTGTTCAAGGGGTATATTCCATTTATTAGCTATATTAACTTCATTCTTAGATAATCTAACTTTCTTGGAATTAGGAGTAGAACGTGATGCTCCTGCTACCACTTGAGCAGGTCTTGACGTAACCTGCTGCCGATTATTCTGTTGCACCTCTTGAAACTTTGTAGGAAATGCTTCTCGAATTCTTTTGTCAACTTCCTGATAAAATTCATCATCACCAGTTTCATAACCTTCTGCTTTTAATTCAGCATCTATTGCTAAAGCTGATGCAGTCATTACATTATCTTTACCAAACCATTCATTCTTTCTTGCCCAGTCTTGTGCTTTAGGGTCTCCTTGTGGTACTGGTTGTTGATACTGCTGTTGTTGTTGTAGTGATGCGACAGGCTGTCTTGGTGCTTGTTGCACACTTTTAAACTTTTCTTTTGTAACATTAACATTCTTTAAATCAACTTGAGCTTCATTAAGCATCTCTTGAGCTGATAAAAGTTTGTCTTGGTCACCTGCTTCATAAGCATTCTTGTATGCTGTACGAGCCATTTGTAATTTATCAGTTAATTGTTTTTCTGTTACTTCTAAATTTTTTTTATTAACAGAAGAAAATTCTGTTTCTCTTTGTTTAACTAATCCTTGTAGTTGTTCGTTTTGTTGTACAAGTTGAGCTATTTGGTCTTCTTTATCTTTTCTTTGTTTAATTAATTGTCTTATTCTTTTTTGAGCACCTTTAGTTTCAATACCTTCTAATTCTTTTTCTGCTGGTGCTTCTGCTTTTGGTTCTACTGAAGAAGGAGTAGCATCATCTTTTTCTACTTCTACTTCTATTTTTTCTTCTTCTTCTTTTTCAGGAGTTTCTACTTTCTCCCAGTTTTCTTCTTTTGTCATGTTACCTCCGTTGTTTACGAGACAAACGTATTTACGTTTAAAATAATTATATCATATAATTTTTAGTTAAAGAAATTTAATTTGAACTAGCTGTTAAATTAAATGTTGGGTCTAAAGTCTTAGGACTTTCTACTCTCATAATTATTTGGTCATCATATAATAAAATATATTTAATACCTTTATATTTTATTTTTTGACCTGTATGTTTACCATAACATACATAATCATCTAGCTTACACCAAGGTCCTTTAATAAATTTCTCTTCATCTGCATAAGCTAAGTCACCTATAGCTACTACTTTACCTACTGTTGTTAAGTATGCCATGTCTTCTCTAGTAGAATCTGGCAATAAAATTCCACCTTTAGTTTCTTGTTTTATACTTACAGGTCTAACTAAAACATGATACCCTGGTAATTCAGGTAAAATATCTGGGTTCTTCTGTTCGTCTTTTGTTATCCAAACATCATTCTTTAATGCTTTTCCTACGTGTACTTGTTGCATATTAATCCTCTTCTGTATTATTACGTTGTTTTATAGTTTCAATAAACTGGGTTCGTGCCCATTCAATACCATTAATAGTTCCTACAATTTGTTTATAACTATCATAGGAATCTGCATTACCATCTGCTAATGTATTTTTTAAGTTTTGAATCTCATCAGCATATCGTTTGATAATTTCGTCAAAGATGTCCATTCTTATGTAGCAAGCTTAGTTGCAAGTTCAGCTGCTTTCATCTTTTCTTTACTTGTTATCTTATCTTGTTCTGTTTCTTGTTTCTTTTCTTCAATGGACATATTCATTAAATTGTCTAATGCTTTTATTTGTTGTTTAGATAATCTATCAGCTTGAGCTTTTTGTTCTTTAAATTGTTTTGTTTGTTGACTATCAGCAACTTTTAACATTATTTCACTTTGTTCTATTTCAAGTTTTTGAGCATCTAATACTGCTTTAGCATTATCTTGCATAGCTTTTAATTCTAATTTCTTTTGTTCTAATAATACTTTTTGTTTTTCTAAATCTACCATTTGTTGTTCAGGAGATTCTACTTTACCCATTGCCATGTTTGCATTTAATACTTCTTGAGCAGCTTCTGCCATTGCTCCTTGTACTACTGCAGGATTTTGTGCATCTTGTTGTGATACATTAGTTTGTAGTTTTTGTTGTGTCATACCATTAATTTGTTCTTGATATTTCATCACTGAATGTTCTTGTATATTAGAAGCTAAGATAGGTTGTATCTTTGCCATAATAGGATTAGCTCCATTCTGAGGGTCATTTAAATATGCCATCTTAATTTTAATATGTGAGTCATGGTCTTGTCCTGCAAATGCTGCAATAGGCATTCCTTTTGAAGCTGCAAGAATATCTGAAACTGGGTCCATCTCTTGTGGTTCTACTTTAGGTGGTAGTATTTCATCTACATTAGGAATATTAGAAGCATTTAATATAGTTCTATTTAATGCTTCTAAGTTAAACATTCCTGGTGGAGATTGTTGTGCCATCTGTAATGCCATTTGTGCTAACATAAGTCTGTGAGCATTAGAAGGAATATTAGGGTCACTAACAGGTATAATATCAACTTTGCCATCAAAGTCCTCTTTAAAAATATTTCTTTCTGCCATAGGAACATCATAAGGATATTCTGCTGGTAAATAGTCATGGTCTATTTGAGCTAAAATTCTAAACTCATCTTTCTGTGATTTATGTAATCGTTTATGTATTGCAGTAAAAAATTTACTTGAAGCTTCTAGTAATGCCATAGTTGTACCTACTGGTCCATAGTTAGAACCATCTGCAATTACTTGTTCTGTACTATCAGCAAACTTCTGTCCTGCTGTAGTCATAAAACCTAACATCTGAAATAAAGTTCCTGAAGGTTCTTTATAAGGTAGTGGTACAATAGCTTTAGATAAATCTGTACCTAGTGCTTCTATTTCTTTAAACTCACCTGGAGCTATAGGTTCATTGTCGCCAACCATTCTTACACCTTTAGCTTTAAAACCACCTGGAAGGTTAGCAAACTGTCCTGCATCAACTAAACTTCTCATAGCTGCAGTTGCAGTCATTGTTATGTTACCTAAGAAATGCATTAGTCCTAAACCATAAAAACTAAATCCTGGAACAAAACGATAATGTACAAAATGTAAATTCTTAGTTTTAGTTTTATCTGTAGGTTTCCAATTTCTTCTAATGCTTAAAACTTTTCTTGATTGTTCTTCTATGGTTACAATATAAGGACAAGCTTCTCCTTCTTCACTCTCTGAATCTTTTATATCTAAATAACAATGTTGTTCTAATAAAACATATTGTGGGTCAATGTCTGAGCTAGGAGATAAACCAAGTATTGTATCCATCTTTTCTGCTAAAGATGTTTGTGTTGGATTTTGTGGGTCAGGTAAATCTAAATCTAAATAAACTTCATTACGTATTTCTTTTGCTAAGTCAATTGGATTACGATATATTAAATGTGTGTATCTTTCTGCTTTGCTTAAATTACTTGCGTAGTAAGAAACATAAAACTGGTCTATAGGAACAAACTCTGATACAGGTCTCTTTAATGTTTCATCATAATATATTTTTTTAAATGCTGAACCTAATAAAGGTAAATGAAAAAGCATTCTTTCAAACTCATCAAAGTATTCAGGCATCTGTTCTGTTACCTGATAGTTCATAAAGTCTTGAACTCTATTTGCTTGTATTTCTTTTTCAGGAGTTACCTTACCAAGTATCTGTGCTTTAACTGGTCCTTTAGATGGAAATAATTCTTGTGATGCTTTTGATTGAAACTTAACTGCAGATTCAATAAGAAGAGGATGAACTGCTGTACATGCACCTTCAAATGGTTCACTTGTTTCTTGTATCTTTAAACCTAATAAATCAAATCCTCTTTCAAACATAGACTCCCATTCAGACCTAGAATCTTTATCTGCAACAAAGTTTTCATAAACATCATTACCTATATCTTCTAAAAGTCCTTCATCTAAATTTGTTGCTAAGTTACCATACCATTCTCCTATTTCAGTTGATGCTCCCATCTCTGTATTCTCTTCTGTGGAAGAAAAGTCAACTGTTAAACCACCATCATCTTCCAACTCAAAAGTTGGTTCATCTGTCTGTGGTTGTTCTGGTGAAGGGTTATTGAGCTGAATAATGTTTTCAGCTGCAGGTCTCATCTGTTCAAAAGGATTTTTTTCAGTTGCCATAAGTTCTCCTATTCACATAGTATATCATCATACTCTCCAGTACGCAACTCTTTTTTTTCTTGGCTCATCTTCATAGTATGGGTCTTCAGGATGTTCTAAATGCCATGACTCTTTCATGTAATGAATAGCCATAGTTAATGCATCTACTTGGTCATCATGAGCAGCATTAGGAAACTGTAATAATTCTGTTACTAAATCATCTGCCCATCTTTTATTCTTAGGTAACCATACTCTACCTGATTCAATCATAGGTGAAGCTGCATACACTCTGGATACTTTATCTCTATCTGGTAGATATTCTTTAACTGGTAGTCCTGCTCTTCTCATATCTTGTATAAGAGATTGACCTGATGCTTTTTTTTCTACAATACAAATATCTGGCATATGTTTGCTATACAATTCTTGAGCCATTCGTCTTAGCATAGGATACTCAAACCTACCTTTTATGTTTCCTAGTAAAATTAAGTTAGCAGGATACCCTTCATCTCCAAACTCATCTTGGTCATACATAGAAAATATACCCCAAGTTTGTATTACACTGTAGTCAGCAGTTGTGCTGGTAGAAAATGCAGTATCATATGTTTGAATCATAAAATCACAGGTAGGAGGGTCATCATGTTCCCAATATTGTAACCAATTCTTTTTAATTAGACCACCTTCTTCTGGTGTTGGGTTCTGCATGTAAAGGGCTTCCCAATATCTACTACCATTAGAGGCTCTTATTTCTTCTTCATCTATTTTTAGTACATCATTAGGTTTCCATTCAGGAAAATAGGAAGAACCTACAGGTAAATCTAATAATTTAGATGCAGTATCATCTACCCAAGCAGGAATACGTACTACTTCCCAAGGAATAACAGAATATTCAGACATATCTTCTTGTTGTTTTAGTAACCACCCACACAAATCATCATAATGATACCTTGTATTAATAATAAGAATGCTTCCATTAGGCATAATACGTGTTCTTAGTCCAGCAGGATACCATTCTTTAACATATTTACGTCCTGCTTCTGAATATGAATCTTCTTCAGACATGACATCATCTAGTATTGCAATATGTGCACCACGTCCTGCTATTTGTGACCTTACACCTGCTGCATAATACGTCCCACCTTGCGTTGTTTTCCACTTTCCTGCAGCTCTTACGTCTGAACGCAGCGAAACTCCCCCAAAAATCTTAGAAAAGTCCTCTTCATTGACTAAATCTCTTACACTTCTACCAAAATCACTAGATAATTGGTCACTATGGGACACAGTTAGGATTTCATGTTCTGGATTTCTACCAATATACCAAGCAGGAAAGAGTTTAGAACAGATTACAGACTTCGAGGAACGTGGAGGAAGAAAAACCATGAGACGTTTTATCTCTCCACTTTCTAATTGTTTAAGTTTTTCTGAGATAACCTCAATGTGCTTCCCCATCTTCCAATCTGAGATGAGTTTCGGAGCCATTAATCGTACAAATGTAATAAAATCTATCTTAGCTTCTTCTTCTACTTTCTCGCTTAAATGCTGGTGCAGCTCCATATAGTCTAAAACTGCATTGTTAGACACTTCATCATTGATATTTGGTTGCATAAAGGACTCCTAAGTTTTCAGTATAACTTACTTTCAGAATTAATACAAGCATTTTCTAAAAGAAATGTTCTGCTTCTTATTATATATATATATATATATATTATATATAAGAATACAGCAGTAGT